TCTTGGACTATCAATAGGAATATAAGAACAGTTATAACCTGCAACATTCTCTCTATCTAATGCATCACCTGATGTCATTAATGCTCTCATAGATGGCATCACTTGTAATGAAAGTATAGCTTCTTCTAACTCATTCCATTCTCTTTTTTTAATTACACTATTATATTCATTATCAATATGTTGTTTAAAGAAAGATATAAGTCTGCTTACAGTTTCACTCCAACTTTCTCTTCTACCTTTATCCTCTAACCAACGTGAATACCTAGACATATGAATGAATGATTGATATTCAGTAGGTAAATAATTATTTCCTAGTAATGATGCCATCTAATTATCCTTTCCATACTTTTGTTCTAATATTAATTCTGCATAATGAATTACTTTTCTAATATCTTCTGCTCCATTTTTCTTTGCATGTCGAGAAATGTATTTTACTATATTACCTTCACAAAAGTCAAGTTTATTTTGTGTTATATATTCAATAGGCATAATTTTAAAATCTTTATAATGACTACCACCTACTTGTTTATCACTAGCTTTAATCATTTGTTCTTCAGCATCTCTTCTCTTCATATAATCTCTATAACTTTCCATTGTCCATCCTCTATCAGTTTTTTCCATTGTACCATCTCCATATTCGTGTAATGTTTTATAAGGATCAATCTCCTTTGAGTAAGTAATTAATTTTTTTTCTAATGTAATGTACTTTTTTATCTTTAATAACTTTGTATGCAAAACTCCTAGTGTATTCTGCATTAAGGTTTGCCATGTCACAAATATATTTAAAGTTCTCACACGTAACTCCTGTCTTTGCAAAGAACCAAGCTGTTGCTCTTTCTCTTGCGTGAATTGCTGTCTTTGATTCGTTAGGTTCTACTGGTTTAGTTGCATCTAATAAAGCTTGTAAGACTATAGCAATAAATAAAACTCTTTCATTAGACTTACCAATACTAACTCCTATTTCTATTTCTTCATTCTTCTTGGTCATTTATTATAAACTCTGCTTTAATTATATCTTTATGTTTTTTACGAACTGTGTATCCTCTTTTAACATGTTTTTGTTTTTGATACCCACCATTAGCCATTTTTGAAAGAGTTGAAGAATCATATCCTGCTTCTTCTGCTTCTCTACATTTTTTAAATATAATTACTTTACCATTTTCTTTTGTGCACTTTATGGGCTTTGTTAAAAATTTCAGAGATTCTATATGAGTCTTTATATACTCAGGATCTGTATAACTTTCAACAGGTCTATACCATTTACCACCCACGTAAGAATTATAAAATGCAGGTTCATCACTACCTTCTATCACAGCAGTAAGAACATCCCACTTCATTTGATAGTATGCTTCATAATATCTTAAACTTCTTTTGTTTTTATACTCGGCTATAACTTCAAAAGTAAAATGTTCTTTACCTGTTTTTTTTATGTCTGCTTTTAAATATTTAGATGAACCCATATAAGTTTGCCACTTAGATTCTTTTTTAGTTCTTCCAATAAAATATTGTTTACAACCAACATATCCTTTCGTATTTTTTTTATTTGTTATAAGATAAACAAACCCAAATTTATTTAAGTTTGGCTTAAAGATTTCTTTTGTATGGTAATCAACCCAATGACTACCACTCAACTATTTCCTCCACGTCAGGTACTTTAGCAACATTCGAAAGAAACCTTGTACCTTTTGCATACTTAAACAAACGTAACCCTTTACCTTCATTAGCATCACTCCAACACTCTCGCTTGTGTGGGCAATAAACACAACCAATAGCAAGCTTACGGTTCCCACTAACACCATCAGGCAGATCCCCATAACACCTATCAGGTGGAGTATCATGTCTAACGATCTTTTTAAGATATTTGACTCTTTCATTTGCATCAATCATTTCCATATCATGTAATTTAAGAAGTGCTATATCTCCATTAGACTTATCAATAGCTAAAAAAGCAGCTTCATTTTTTTGTTGTGCTTGAGTATAAGCTGACAACTGTCCAACATAACCAAACGGATCGTCTGTTGTTAGTTGTCCTGTGCTAAACTTTTTAAATGAATAAGGAGAAGCACTCTTACAATCTACAACTACATCATCTATTATACAATCTTGGTGTCCTGCAACTCCTTCAACTGATAATTCTTTTTGTTTACCTGTAACAGTATGTCCTGATAAAGAGGTAAACAAAAGTAATAACGATTCTAATAAGTGTCCATATAGAAATTTTATTCTTGTTGGAGCAGGTAAAGAAACTTCTTCGTCTTTGTTCTTATTAATTTCATACCATGTTTGTCTAGCAGGTTTTCCAATTAAAGATAGTCTTAAATTAGAAGAAGTTTTTTTCTTTGTATATAAAAAATCTGTAAGGTGTTCTTTTAACTCATCTAAAAATATATCTATTTCTTTCTCTACTTGTTCTTTTGGAATGGGAGGTCCACCATCCCTCGTAAAGAGGTCATATATATCCTCAACTAATGTATCAATGTGTTTCAATAGTTTGCTCCCAATCCTAAAGGTTATTTAAAGTGGAATGTCGTCATCAGCTACAGCATCTGTAGATGAGTAAGTACCTGGAATTTCTGGTAACTCATCATCATTGCCATCTTTATAAGGTACTAAATCTAGAACTTGTACAGTACGAAGGTCAGCAGAAGTTCCTTTTCTTCCTCTATATTCCCAATCATAAGTAGAGTAAAGAACATTTACTAAACTTCCATTACCTATCATACAATCTAAGGCTTTTTTTTGTCCATCTATTAGTTCAGGTTGACGATTTCTTTGTCCATCTTTACGCATTACTTTTCTTTTTATTGTAACAAAGTCTCCACGATCATCACCTTTATTCTTAACAATTAAATTATTTTTGTTTGCAATATTTAAATTAGCTTCATCTAAATTACAAACATCTACAGTCCACATACCATCAGGATCGAAGGTAGTGTTTGGACTTTTAATAGCAGCCCAATATGCTTTTCCTTGTATAACCATTATTATTTTCTCCTAGTTATTTATTATTATTATAAAACGAATTATCTCATATTTATTAATAGTTGTCAATGAGTTTCTAACCATGTTGTACCTACATTATATTCATTATCTAATGGACATTTTAAATCTAATGTTTTAGTAGTAGCATGTATAGCTTCTTTAGTAATCACACAAAACCTATCAACGTCTTTGTTTAATACTTCAAACTGATACTCATCATGGATAGAAGCTACAAGTTTAACATCTAACTTCTCTCTGATAGCTCTCTCCATGATATGTACTAACCATTGTTTACAAACAACTGCTCCTGCTCCTTGAATTAAAGTATTCAAAGCACTATGTTGACTTCTTATCTTTAATCTTCTTCCATCTAACCCTCTTAAAAATCCTTTAGCAGATGCTTCAGTAACTTGTTTACGTAGTAAATCTAAGGAAGGTAGTCTCTGTAAAAATCTATTAATCAAAGCTTGTCCTGCAGTTCTTCCCTTCCCTACTATATTACCTATCTTAAAAGCTCCTGCACCATACAAGAAAGCATAGATAAAAGTCTTTGCTTGGTCTCTATTATGTAACCCTGCTAACTTCATGTTAGTAGTATGNACATCTCCATTTAAAATTGTATCAGTATATTTCTTAGCATCTTCTCTTCCTACCTTATACATATAATGAGCTAGACAACGTAGTTCTAATCCACTTGCATCTGTACCCACTAGCTTATGTGTTTTAGGATTGCTTATTGTCCATAAGTTTCTACACTCTTTGCCAAACGGACTATAGTTTGCAGGTACTTGTTGCATGTTAGGACTGTTAGCAGACGTTCTTCCTGTAACAGTAGATAAAGTTCTAACCTTACCTCTTACTCTGTTATCCTCATCACATGATTCTATCCATGATTTTATTTGAGCTGATCTTTNTNGTANTAAATNAAAATCTATTAAACATTTTAGCTTCAGGTAAATCTATGTTAGATAAAATAGTTTCATTTAAAATGACATTACCTTTATCTGTTTTATCTTTAGGCTTCCAACCTTTACTCATTAAAACTTCTACTTGTTGTTGTCTACTTCCAATGTTAAAAGGTTTATAATTTGTTTTAGTTTTTAATTTAATTTCTTTAGGTGGAAAGGTATTGACTGCTTCAGTCTCTAATGATTTTCTTTCTTCTTCAATAGAACAAAAAAGTTTTGTAGCTTCCTCTAAGTTAAAAGCAAAACCATTCTCTTCTTGTTTATCTATTAACTGTCTTACCTTTTGTTCTAAGATTAGAGACTGTTGTGATACAGCAGGACTCTTAGAAAGTTTATTAAACAAAGCATGGGTAATCTCCACATCTTGTATACAATAGTCAAGCATGTCAGGATTATACTCTTCAAAACTTTCCATGTCTCCTTTAGGTAATCCTAATCTTATACCCCACATCTTCAAGGAATGTCCACCATCTAACAAAGGATCAACTAACT